GCAAAATAATTTACAAATTAGCACGATTGAAAACACCACTGCTTCCTTTCTGGAGTCCGTGAGCACGGACGGGAAGCAACCCCGCTGGCGTCTGCATATTAGCGACGCTGGCGGGTGGCCTAAGGTGATGGCCACAACACCCGCTCCTCGTGCCTTTCGGCAAGCAGAGCTGAGGAGTGTAATGACCACCGTTAACCAGATTTTGTCAAAGACCGTCGAGCTCTTAAAGCTCTTTAATTTTAATGATGACGGTTATAAGCTAGAGCGCACACTTTATATGTATCTTGCGCTTTGCGAGAAGGTAAACAAGCCCGATCCTTGGATCGATGTTTTTAAATATAAGATTGCTTGTTTCGTTAGCGAGCAGAAAGGACTACCTTTTCCTCCCGATGAATTTGATTTTAATTCGGTTGAGGATAAGATGCATAGTCGTGGAAAACTGCTTTTGGGACGTCCCGTGAGATGGATTCGGATCCTTCGGATCCGCGATAGCCCCCTTTGGGAGGCATTTGTTGAATCTATCTCACTTGGACTTAAAGGCGCCTTGCCTCGTCCCGGGGAGGAGAGACAGAAATTATCGGTTATTTCCACCGTTAAGAAGCTCTTTATTGAGCCTGTCGCTCGGAATTTCTCCAACCTCGCACCTACTGACGTTCTTTGTAACAAGAGCAACCGTAAATCTGCATACCATCGTTGGTATAAGCAATTCGGTAAGCGCTCGCTGCTGGACATTGAAGAAGGACCTAAAGCAACCATTCCCATAAGGGTAAGTTCGCTTGATGGTACATATTCTTTCGACAGCAGTGTTGACCTCTTTAATGAGGTTCGTCGTACGGTGCGTGAAGTTCTTCAAGGAAAGACTTTTGACTCAGATGAGTTATACAGTATCTTCTTTCCTTCGACTTCCGCTAATTATATTAATTCTCGCGATTCTAGCGGCTCCGTCCTCGTCATAAAAGATTTGATCGAGGAGATGCAAGTCATTTTAGAGGCTTATCAGCATGAACTACCAATTAGTCAGACAAAGATCCGTGTCTGGTCCGAGGGAGAACAGAAGTTCGTCTCCCAGGATTCGTATATAATACACGATACGGAACAGTTAAAAACGAGATTTTATCGAATTTATTTAGCTGCGGTAGAAGCTGCTTTAGAAGAGAAAAGTTGGGTATCTTTTGTCCCTTTATCGGAGGCACTTAAAGTTCGTATTATTACGAAGTGTCCTCCTCTCCTTATGTTCGTTATGAAACCCGTCCAACGTTGGTTGGCGCGTTGTCTTTATGACAATCGATGTTTTCGCCTTACTGGTGAAAAAGTTTCTAGAATTCTCATAAGTGAGGTCTTT